TGTCTTTGCTGCAGCTTTAAAGTTCTTAGCTGTAGGTGCGCCTTTAGCTCCTACTTTACGCATAGTCTCTCCAGATCCTGCTGCAATACGTTTCTTCTTAGCGTGAATGTTTGAATATAATCCCATGCTATCTCCTTAAATACTTACCATATTCTTTACACAAAAAGCTGTGGTAGTTTTTGTATCTTCTACCTTAACTACTGCGTACCCAACTGTAGGACTATTCACAAATTCATAACCTCTTGCTGTGCCTATGCGTACTAGTTCAACTCTACAGCTATTCAAGGTACTATAATTAAATATTATTACAGGCACTTGAGGCTGACCATTAGATAGCATTGTTGCAAGTATAATAGCGTACATTACCACTTCACCTTATCAGCCCAGTATGCTGCACTTAACTTACCCTTAGCAATGTTCTTACCATGCCTAGCCTTAAAGGACTTACGCTTGGCTTTCATCTTATCTGACTCACCTGCCTTTGGTTTACCTGCAGTACTAGCACCTTGCTCACCAAAGCGAATCATCTTAATTGTAGATCCTTCTTTGGCGAGTACTACATGCGACTTTGTAGGATGCTTAGGTGTACGCTTAGGCTTGTTGTAGCCAGAGAAGGTTTCACCCCTGTATTCTATAGACATAAATTATTCTCTCTCAGACGGAACAATCATGGCTTCTAAAGTTCTAGGAGCCTCTGCCCCTATTACCTTCTTACCAATCGTAAAAGCGTCTACCATTTGATGGGTGGGCCACAATATCCAACCCGTTGTAATATATTTATCTGTTGTGTAAACAGGATTACCACGATGAATGTGAGTAAATGCGGCTGGCCATATAACTAAGTCCCCTTTCTTAGGTTGAACTCTCCTTCCTTGCGCTAAAAACTCAGTCTCTCCTTCTCCTTCTGGAACATCATTCAGATAAATCATCCAAGCTAATACCCGTCTGGTTATCCAATCTGCCTGTCCTCCTACACACTCAAAGTGAAACGCATGATATCCTCCAGAATCAGCAGCTTCACTTTTTTGAAATTGACATGCATTTAACTCCAGAGGAAAAGGCAGAACTAGATTATATTTCTTCTGATATTCAAAAGAGTTTGTGCTTACAATCTCCATAATTTTACTGTAGTACTGTTGTTTAAGTAATTTAACTCTGTGACTATCTCTATCCTGTGGAGAAGCCAAAGCTATAGCTGTGTCATTTCTAAGAGTAATATCTTTTCTTACCCCTAGATCATAATCAGTCTCCCCTTCTTGTTTGACATTAAGAAGATTGTCCCAATCACTTATTAAAGAATCACAAAGATCATTACTAGCGGCATTTTTAAATACCATTATAAAGTCTTTCATTTAAATACTACCCAGATATTCCTGCAACATTGTGAGTAGTCACGTTACTTGAGGTATCTATCCATTGAGTAGCCTGTTGGCTTCTAGCTAGTGGCGCACTTCTTCCACCCCCTCCGTTATAGGTAATACCACCTTGATTCCAAGAATTGGTTCCAAAATGAATACTACCGCCAACAACAATGTATCGTTGATAGTTGTTATTACCTTGGAAAGAAACACTATAGTATGATCCATTATGTATGCTACTTAATTGTTGAGTGTAAGTCTGGTTGTAACCACTAGTTACCCAGTTGGTCACATAGACATCTTTATCCTTACCATAAAACTGGGAAAAGCTAAACTCACCACTAGAGGGTAGACCTGTTACGCCCTGCCCTGCTAAAGGATAATACTCGGATAAAGAATGGGAACCACTTCCCCCAAACTCGGCAACAATTTCTGCAAAGGTTATTTGTCCCGAACCTTGTAAAGCCATATTACTCTCCTAATAAAGCGTCAATTTGTTCTTGCTGACTTTTAATAATGCTCATAGTACCCTCATGCTGAAACTGAAGCTCTTTGATTGCTTCAATTAATAATGCATGGATTGCATCATAGTCAACTGTCTTGTACAAAGTTTCAGTGTCAGCTTCATATGGTAGAGCAGATTCTGTAATTGCCTGTGGTAAAACTACTTCTAACTCTTGTGCAATAACACCAGCAGACCGCTTGCCATCTTTGGTACGGGTAAACTCTACACCACGAATACTACAAACCTTTTCAAGAGCATTACCTACAGTGGTAATGTCAGTCTTTAAACGCTCGTCTGATATTGTAGTTGAGTAGGCGGTGATGTTACCATCAACGTGCAAATCACCAGCATCTGTAAGACGCATATCTTCTGCACCAGCAGTATAAAAGCGCATACCTACATCTGCGTCACAAAAGATGTAATCATCATTATTGCCCCAGTAATTATCATGGGCAATATTACCAGTACGTAAATCAAGGGCAATCTTAGTTCCTGTAACTGCTCTATCTGCAATATGTTCCGCATCAATAGAACCATTAACATAATGAACACTGTCAATGCCATTCTCTAAATGAGTTTTTATCTGTGCTGCTGTTTGATCTGCTGTAGCATTAGCTTCAATGCCATCCAGCTTAGTACCATCAGTAGCAACATCACGACCATCAAAGGTACTGTTGGTAGTGACAGCACCTGTGAAAGCACCTCCAGCTAGAGGCATCTTAGTACCAATAGAAGTCGCAGTAGTAGTTGCATAGTTGGCATCATCACCAAGTGCAGCAGCTAGTTCATTCAAAGTGTTCAGCGTAGATGGAGCAGAGTCTGCTAGAGCCGCAACTGCAGCATCTGCGTAAGCAGTCGTAGCTACTTTAGTTGAGTTGTCTGCAGCAGATTGTGTAGTAGTCGTTGGGCTACCGCCAAGTGCAACACTGTCAGCAATATGTTGAGTAGTAATTAAATCATTGGCAATACTAGAAGCATTAATACGAGCAGTAGGTATAATGCCTGACGTTAAGTTAGCACCTGATAGAGTTGTTAGATCAACAGTACCCCAAGTTAAACCACCAGAATTACCTGATTGCTTCTGAAGGTATTGACCATCAGTTCCTGCGTTAGAAACGTATAGGTTATCTTCATCTACAGACTCAGAACTAAGATGCTCTAAATCAATAGAACCAGCAGCATAGTGTTGGCTGTCAATTAAATCATTAGCAATACTGCCAGCATTAATACGAGCAGTAGGAATAATACCAGAGGTAAGACTTGCACCAGATAAATTGGTTAAGTCTGCTGTAGTCCAAGTCATAACTCCCGAACCATTAGAAGTTAGAAACTGTCCATTGTCTCCATCATTGGGGGGAAATACTAAAGTATAACTCGCCCCTGCTGAATGTGGGGGAGACATAAGTTTAATTCCGTGGGAGTTTGCTGTACAATTTAACTGTATGTAACCATCTGTTGTACCATCACTTCTTGCTTCCAAAGAGGGAGTACTGGATGTAGATATTAAATTTAACTTATCAACTGTTACAGAATCAGCAGATAGATGCTCAGTATCAATGGAGCCAGCCGCATAGTGCTGACTATCAATAGCATCATTAGAAATCAAAGCTACAATCTCAGCAGCAGTTCTAGGTAATGCGTGACCCCCTGCAGTAGATCCATCATGGATTACTAGAGTGTCTTTATCTGTGTCAACAGTAACTTCACGTAAGGCACCTGTAAAAGATGAATGCTCAGAAGTCGTGCCACCACGAAGTTGTAATAATTTACTCATTGTTATAGACCTCCAAAGTCTAACTGTAGGTTAGTACCAGATACAGTACCTATATTTGTCAAGTTGTTATTCTGACCATCTAAAGTGCCAGCTAATTGAGGGGATGTGTCACCAGCTACAGACGCTATGCCAGCAGAAATAGATGCCCATACACTACTGGTGTAATATTTCAAAGTGTTTACACCAGAGGAAGAGTCATACCATAAGTCGCCAGCATCGGGGCTAGAAGGAGGCGAAGAAGAAATAGTGTATTGATTTGCATATCTATTAACGTCAGCTATAGAAGCACCGACTGTATTAACATTGGCTATTGAGCCACCTACTAAATTAACATTGGCTATTGAGCCAGCAGCTAAGTTTATGTTAGAAGCGTTGGATACTGCAGAGTTAATATTAGAAGCGTTGGATACTGCAGAGTTTATGTTAGAAGCATTTCCTGCAACGCTAGTTACATTTGCAGATATACCAGCAACAGTAGTTACATTTGCAGATATACCAGCAACAGTGTTAACATTTGCAATGGCATTACCTACAACCGATATATTATTACCTACGCTAGTAGTAATTGCTGTAGCTATAGAACCTAAGTCTTCAGTAGCAACAAGTTCCCCACCTACAATATTAATTAAGTTTTGATTAGCCGCACTAGGAGCCATTGCTACCCAAGCAGACCCATTGTATACCTTCATGGCAGAACTAGAAGAACTGTAGTACATGGCCCCCGTTAGTAACGAAGACCCATCATTATCTACAGTTGGATCGGAACTCTTTGACCCAAGGAAACGATCATCAAATGCATCAAAACTAGCCGCAGCAGAAGTAGCAGAGTTTCCTGCGTTTGTCTCACTAGTTGCTGCAGCAGCCGCACTACCAGCAGCAGCCGTGTTTGAAGCATTAGTGGTATCAACGTAAGACTTAGTAACTGCATCTTGTGCAGCAGTAGGATTGGCTAACCCTGTAATCTTGTTAGCCCCCATTGCTAAGACACCACTCATGGTATCACCAGCTTTGAGTACTTGTAGTGCATCACCTGCATCTACATATGTCTTTGTAGTAGCGTCTGTGCCAGCCGTAGGTGCGCCTAAGCCAGTGACTTTGTTAGTACCCATAGCAATGGCACCAGTCATGGTTCCACCTGCCTTAGGCAGCTTTGTGGCTAATGCAGTAGTAGTGGTAGCAGCATAGTTAGCATCATCACCTAGTGCAGCAGCCAACTCGTTCAGAGTATCTAAAGCCGCAGGAGCAGAGTCTATTGTTGCTGCAAGTACAGTATCTACGTATTGCTTAGTAGCAGCGTCAGAGTTTTGTACGGGGTTGGCTAATCCTGTTACTGTTGCAGATGTACCAGAGTTCATATCCAACGAACCATTGATGGTTACATTGGTGAATGAACTTGAGCCAGAACCTGCAGTAATATTACCTGTAACATCGCCCGTAACATCACCAGTTACATC